TTCATCTGCGCGAACCAATTCAAAACCTTCGCGTACACGGGCGGAAAGATTCTTCCGATCATCAAACCCCGCGGTTTCCATGCGGATCCAGCGGTGCTTGTAACCCTCCGGAGCGGGGGGTGCGTCCAAGGTGGACGGTGGCTTCCAAACTTGTGGGCGAGCCTGTTTGGCTCGGGCATTCTCGGTACGAGGCGTACGGTCAACTGACATAATCATTGTCCTAACATCTGCTTACGAGCATGCTTCGCATACTCTTCTAAACTAACATTGAGTGCTTTGGCAATCCTCACCTGACTTGGTGTCAAGGAAATCTTGCGCTGGCTTGGTTTTGCCGTAGCACGGGCGGAAGCAACCGGAGACTGAGGACGCTCTGCGGCTTCTTTTTTAAACTTATGGGGAAAATCCTGACGCATGCGGTGGTCAAGCTCCTCATAATACTCCTCGCTGGTAGGATCAAAACCCTCACGAGTGATCAAATCGTCGTGAATAGCATAGGCTGTAGCCGTCATGGCGCGGTCTGAACCAAACCACTCATTCCTTTCGGCCCAGTTCTGGGCTTTGGGATCAGGGCGTAGTTCCTGCTGAGGGGCTTGATATTGAGGGGCCTCGGCTCGTTGACGCTCATAAGCAGCATCTTGTTCTTGGCGAAGACGAGATACCCGAAGGCGTTCGTTTTCAACGGCGATGTTCGCAAGAAGAGACTGCGCCTCAATCTGGGCATCAGAATCACCCATATCGATAGCTTGTTTCAGCTTATCCTTGGCCAACCGTTCTTGGGACTTGATCCGGGTATCAAACTCTTGGACCAATGTACGGTCCAAAACGGTGGCTTTTTCCTTGTAGGAATCAAGCTCACCTTTTAACCCACGAGCAAAGTCCAGTGCCGCTTGTTCACGGCGTTCAGCTTCACGAATCTTGTAGGTTAGTTTATCTATACGCTTCTTGACCTTCTCGGATTGATCCTCAAGGTCACGCTCATGTCGGTCTTCTTCGGGCTTCTTGGCCTCTACTTCAACTTGTGACTCCGAATCAGAATCATCCTCAAGAGTAATTTCGACGGAACCTTCTTCTACTTTGTCTTCTTCACTCATAGCAATCTCCGTTGCTGCACTGATCAGACGTTCAAAACGTCGGAAGGATCAGAGATGGTTGCGATGATCTCGTCATCGTTAAGAATACGGACTTCTCCGCCTTCAATTCGGAATCGGGCTCCGGCATAACGCCCAAGCATAATCCAATCCCCCTTCTTGCACCACGGACCGTCAGGGAACTTGTCTTTGTCCTGATAGGCCGTAGGTCCAACTGCAAGAACGTAAGCCACCACTGTTGCCAGTGACTGACGTTCGACATATTCATCGGCCAAGAAAACGCCGCCCTTTGTTTTGGCGGTGCCTTTATATGGAAGCACAAGAATCCGCCAGCCGGTAGGCTTAGGAAGTCGTTCCATTGCTGATTCTGGGATTCGGGTTGGGTCCAAGACCCGATCTTCTTCAAGAACAAAAGCCTGTTCTAAGGCTCCCTTGGGTTCTTCTTTCACTTCGGGGACTGGTTCCGAAGTAGTTTCTGCCTTACGGATTTTGGCAGCAAGGTATTCTGGCAGTATAAGGTCAGTCATCTTTGTCTCTTTCATCTTTTAGCAAAAGGCGTACTTCGTTTTCAATCTCGTCCCACGCTTCGAGTCTACCGCGTAGGTGTTTGAAAGAGGCAAAATCTTGAACCGAGCCTTTTGTCATCGCTTCAAGGACTACTTCTCGCCTCTCCCTTATTGTCTTAAACAATTTGTCGACAATGTAAAGGTCGCTCACCGCTACTCCTTTGGTTTTGCTAAGGCATCTGTCTTTGCCTTACTCCCTGCCGAGGATCCAAAGTAAAACTGGACGATGCCCGTCCAAGCCGTACCCAAGGCACCCAGCATATAGATCAGCGTCTCCGAACCAGTCGGAGGAACGCCTTTAGTTAGAAGCCACGCCAGAATCCCGAAGAAACCTACCGTGACGGAAAGAGCAAGAGCCCGAGGAATCCAATCCCGAGTCTCCATTTGCATTCTGCGGGCAGAATCACGGTCCTCGGAAGAGATTTTCTCAAGATCAATATCCAGTTCCTTCATTTTTAACTTGAAGGTGGCGTCGGTTTCTTTTAGCTTCTGAAGCTGCTCTGGCGTTGCGCTCATTAGAGCGGCTGACACTTCGGATTCGTTTGCATCCGGATGCCCGAACATCGCCTCCGAAATGGTTTTGACCGCTAACCCTGCCAAAGGGCCACCCAAAGCTGTAGCTACTGTGGGAGCCAATTGAGCCAAAAGGCCACCTATTTTGGTAAGATCCATTCAATGTACCCTCGCTTCTAATAGTGCTATACGTTTGTCTAACTCAGCACGAGCCACCGCCGCTTCCGAGCGGATTGCCGCACGAGCAATGGCTGCGTCGGCATTCATTTCAAGACGTTGACGATCAATTGCCCCCATTGACTTTTCACGATCAAGGGTCATAGCTGCACGGGCCAAGGCAGCATCGCGCTCCACCTTGTCAATTTTATCGTTCAGCTGTTCTCTGATCTGGGCCATATCAATGGTTGTACCCTGTGGAGGAATAGCCTTGTTCTCTGCCGTCACGACAATGGCTATCTTAGACTTCAGTTGTATGATCTCGCTATTGGCAGTGCTGAGAGCTGTCATAAGATAGACCACGCAGGAGAACAGGATTGGTATCCCCGCAAACACGATCTTCTCGATCAGGGCTCCTTTGCTGGCAGCAGCTGCCAACACTTCCTGCATCTTAACCTGTGCAATCTCAGCTTCGTTCATCTTACCCTCTTACCAGCAGAACCATTCCCACAAGACCAATCATTGCAATCAGCCCGAGAACAATCATCGTAATGACAGCAGCGTCACGCATCTCTTCGATCTTTGCAGCACGGGCCTTCTCTGCCATGTACTTTTCCCGCTCAATCTCTTTACGAATGTTAATCACCTCACGCTGGACCTGATCCCAAGCAGCCAGTCCAAACTGACCGACAAACATGTTCTTGGCCTTGGTGGTCAAATCCTGAGCCTCGGCCTTAGCTGTGTACCGCTCAATGGCAATCTGCTCGGGTGACTTGTTGGAAAACAGAGACTTACGAGGTGGTTCCGCAGCAATCTGAGTCAGCTTTGCAAGGCTACCCCACAAATCAGAAAGGTCTTTAGCAACATGCTGAATCTCTTTACCCGCAGCTATGCCCGCTTTCAAACCAGCGAAAGCTGTTTGGGCCAGTGCAAGAACGGTCAAAGGATCCATGTCACTTCTTCTTCTTTGCAGCTCGCATGTTGTCAACAAGGTTCGGGTAGGGTCGGCCCGCGGCCTTTGCCGCAGCTTTGGCAGAGGACTTCTGACTTGGAGACAGAGACTTTGATTTACCCAACCCTTTGGGGCGAGGCTTATCCCAGACTTGCTTTTTCATTTGCCCTTGTTCCTTTTGCTGATGGCCGCAGCCTTTGCCTTGGCATCCGCTTTAGAGGATGCACCCCATACCTGAAGGGACTTCAGCAAGCGTGTTGGCTTACCCTTCTCGTCACGTTCTGGCCCCGGCATGCTTCCCATTCGAGCAAGGAAGCTTGCCCGACGCGGGTTGTCGCCCTTGAGGACAGGAGGCTTAAGGTTGTGACCCTGCGCCTTTGCCGAGGCACGGCCCTTGGCATTGAGTCCACCTTTGGGGTTCTTACCCTCGGAACGAGTCCAAGCTGGAGTCTTTGCCATGCGAAATCACCGTACAAGAAATTCGGTTGGACGCATCTGCAAGCCGAAACCACGGGCCTTCTGACGGCCTTTGGGAGCAGGAGATACAGGAGACGCTTCCTGACGCTTGTAGGGAATAGACCCCTGATTGACGATTTCCAAATCGTGGGTGATTGGAACGTCTTTTTGTTTGGCACTCTGGATTGGGGGCTTCATAGCGGACTCCTTATTGATACGGAACTTTTCCAAAAGTTGGGTTGTAGAAGCTACCCGTATACTGCGGAGCAGCTATCGATCCAATGCCCCGTTGTACAGGATATGAGCTGTAGACGGAAGCGGGGGTAGTATACGTTGTTTTGCCTACATCCCCTAAGAATTTTGATATGTCGTACTTAATGGAGGACTCTGCTGGTGCAGTGGGTGTGGTGGGTGTGGTTATAGGTACAACGGGAGTTGTGCTACCGCCACCGCTACCTCCTCCACCGACACCATCATTGCCGCCGCCAGAAAAATTGGGGTCTGATGGACCGGGCCCTACGCCGCCGCCAAACCCCCCACTGGCATCTCCGGCTGGAGACCCTTTTGTGTTTCCTCCCCCAAAAATAGAAGACACAGCATTGGTAACTGAGTTAACGTTAGAGTTGAGGCCTGACAAAAAGCCCCCAACTAAATTGGACACGGTTGATGCAGGGTCATTTGTTACTTTTCCTGATTCAGGGGTTGAGTTTGAGGTTGATGGTGCTGCGGTGTTTCCGAGACTTGCGCCAAGTGAGCCTAACCCAAAAGCTCCCCCATACGAGCTTTGAGTACTAGCTAACCCCGAGCCTGTTGCTGTAGCACCAATGGTTCCGGAGGCAGGGGAAAAGTTCATGTTTGGACCAGAAAGACCAAACGCTTGGGATCTTGTGGTATTACCGGGATCTACGGTAGGGGTTAGCCCAGCGTTTAAGGTTTCTGTAACTGTAGGAGTAGAGCTGAATGCATTAGTTAGTGAGTTTGCAACAGACATCTGTTCGTTGGGGCCCTTTGCCACAGCGGCGGGAGCTT